TCCGTCACTCAGCGTGACTAAGGAAGAAACCGATGAGGATGTCATCGCCTTTGTTAAAAACTTTCTCGGAGCGTAGTTATGACTGACCAAGAGAAAGAACAAAAAACCCGTGATCTCCTGCTTGAAGAGATCGCGATGCTCGACGGCATGATCGCTGAAGTCGAGGATCAACTCTCGCAAGTCGGGAGCAACTTGAGAAAGTTGCGGGTAGTTCGGGAGGCACTCCAGCACGTTACTGGCGAGCAGACTGAATTGGAATTGGGCTAGGAATAGTAATAGCGAGACATAAGCCCACCGCAGAGTTTTTAATTTTTTCCTTTGCGGTGGGTTTTTTCTGCTCACAAATAAACTTATATGATTACATACGCATTAGACTTTGAAACCTACTACGACAAGCACTGCTCGATACGTAAGCTTGGCCCGTTAGGTTACTTCTCCCACTACGACTTCGACGCCTATATGGTGAGCGTCGTAGGAGATGACGGCTACGAATGGGTTGGCCACCCCGAAGATTTTGACTGGAACCTGCTTAACGGCAATATCGTTCTGTCCCATAACGCATCATTCGATGAAACACTTTACCTATATGGAATCAACTGCGGTTGGTGGCCGGAGGTAAAACCAGCCGAGTGGCACTGCACCGCTGACATGGCCGCTGCGGTCGGCTTGCCGAGATCGCTGAAGAACTCAACCGCCGAAGCTTTCGATCTGGAGATCTCCAAATCCACCCGTGATAATATGTCCGGCAAGACATGGGCGGGTATGACTAAAGAGTTCCAGAAGGAGGTAGAGGAATACGCCATCAAGGACTCCGTCCTCTGCCTCCGTCTATGGAAGGCTTATGAGTCTAAATGGTCGCAGTTTGAGCGGGACATCAGCGTCACGAACCGACGCATCGTCCAGAGGGGAATCCCGATTGACGTGGACGATCTACGCAAAGCTAAGGAGACCATCAACGAACTTATCTTTGAAACGGAGAAGGCGATTCCTTGGGCGGACGAGAAACCTTTACTTAGCCGTAAAGCGTTCGATGAACATTGCATTCAACTCGGCATCGAGCCACCTGCCTCCCTCGCTAAAACCGATGTTGATGCCCAGCGGTGGATTCTCGCTCACGGTCACAAATACAAATGGATCGAGGCCGTGACGAACTGGCGGCGTATCAACACGATCAAGAAGAAGCTCGATAGCTTCGACTGCGCGACAATGCCGGACAACCGATACTATGGCGGCATCATGTATTTCGGCGGACACACCGGACGCTTCAGCGGCAGTGGTGGTAATCTTAATCTCCAGAACTTGCCGAGAGAGGGGATGTTCGGGGTTAATATGCGTAACCTCATCACTGCTCCTAAAGGTAAGAAGCTGGTCGTCGTTGACCTTTCACAGATCGAAGTCCGCACTCTTTGCTGGCTATCTGGCGACCGAGAGACGATGGACGCAATCGAAGAGTCGGATGATATCTACGAAGCGTTCGCGATCCAGTTCGGGCTGTGGTCTGAAGACAAGGGAGTCCTGAAGAAGGAAGACGCCAAGCTTAGACACAAAGTCAAGGCACTCGTATTGGGCTGCGGCTACGGTGCAGGAGCTAAACGGTTTGCTGAGATGTATGATATGCCCCAGCGAGAAGCCCAAGACGCTGTGGATCTTTACCGAACCAAGCTCGCTAAGGTTCCCCAATACTGGAAGAAACTCGGCAAACAAGTCGATAAAGCATACGATGTTGGTCACCTGTCTCTACCGATGCCGTCTGGTAGGTCTCTTAACTACGGGAATCTCCGCAAGACTTTGGCCCAAGGAAGAATCCAGTTTGTCTCCAGTATCAACCGGAACGGTCAGAAACGAATCATGAAACTATGGGGTGGAGTCCTCGCGGAGAATCTCTCACAAGCTCTAGCCAGAGATATTTTCAGTTTCATGATGTTAGAGATCGACAAGGCTGGCATAGACATTATCTTCCATGTTCACGATGAAGTGATCTGCGAGTGTGATGAAGACGAAGCCGAAGAAGTCCTACAAAAAATTACTCAAATTATGTCCACTCCTCCTGAGTGGATTAGCGATATCCCTCTGGATGCGGAGGGAGAAATTCTAACCCAATACCAAAAATAATGACCTACAGATATCTGCGTAACCTACGCGACAGTAAAGCCCAGAAAACCAGTAAACTTGACAACCTTAAATTAAAGAAACCTGCATTTAAGAATAAAGCAGACTACCGAGAATGGTGCAGTAATAATAATACTGATCACGTATTCTATTCTTGTGTCGAGGGACGCGCTCCTTCCAAACGAGTCAGCAACGACAATCCCGCCCACAAGATTCACGGCGTAGTAGCCGACTACGATTCACCCATCGATTGGAAATCTTTTCGGAATAATTTGGCTAACGCCTGTGCAGGCATACCACTCCCTACGTGGGCTAGCCGAACTCAAAGCGGTTACCTACGACTAGTTTGGGAATTCGATTCGCCCATACCGATTGATCCCTCTATGTATGACTCATTCATAGGCTACATCAACAAGTCTCTGAAGATGGATAAGCTCTTTGCTGGTTTCGATAAGACTTCATTAAAACCTAATCAATATTTTGAGTTAGGCGAAGACTGGATTAAAACAGGGGACGTGATCCCAACAGACGTGGTCCATGCTTGCCTGTCGAAGGCTGTATCATCGAAGCCACCGGAATCTTCCGATACCTCAGTTCCCCTAGACGTAGTAGCACCCGAAGTCGAATCCCGATTCCCGAACCGCTGGTTCGGTGAGTTTGAAGTAGGAGCCAGAGGCCCGTTGTTCTGGATCGATGATGGAATCGACCGAGACGGTTGTCAGGTCGTGGAGGACGGCGTTGTGTGTTACAGCGACCGTGCTGGTAAAGGGTTCATGAGTTGGGGAGATATCTTCGGCGGTTCGTTCGTCAAAGACTACGAGACCAAGAAGCTGTCTACCCTACTCGACGAATACTGGTTCAATGGTAAGACCTTCTTCAAGCTCCTATACGGAAACGCCGTGTCGATACCGAAGGAGCAACTCCTACTAGAGCTTCGGCAAGCGGGGTTCTCTATCAGGGTCAGGAGGGGTAGGGCGATCAGTGAGGTGGAGGAAGCTCTCCTCACGGTGAGTAACAACAACCGGATCGACGAGATCGCACCTGTTGTGTTCTCAAGCGAACGTATTGTGTCCTACAATGCTACCCGTATTCTCAACTGCTCTAACCTAGTTCCAGTAGAGCCGGACTCAGACGGAGATCCATCGAAGTGGCCGTTCCTGCACCAATGGCTAAACCAGCTATTCGTGAATAGCTCAAAGAACTCCGCTTTAGATTATTTTTACTCATGGTTGCAGCGTTTCTACACTGCGGTTTTGGATAGGGTTCCCTTACAGGGACAAGCTCTGCTGCTGGTCGGGCCGACAGGTCGCGGCAAGTCTCTATTGTCGAACAAAATTATCAGCGGCCTTGTAGGTGGTTTCTCTGATGCGTCTGACTACCTGTCAGGTCAGACGAAATTCAACAAAGACTTAGGTCGTGTCGCCTCATGGGTTATTGACGATACGACCTCAGCAGCTAGCTTTCAAGACCAGAGACGTGCAACCGAACTGCTCAAGCGTGCGGTAGCCAATCCAAGAGTCGAGTATATGGCCAAGTATGCGGACGCCATGTCTATTCCTTGGACAGGTCGAGTTATCTTGTCGCTGAACATGGACGCCAACTCGCTGTCAGTGATCCCGTCTCTTGATACCAGTAACCGCGATAAGCTCATGGCTTTGTTGATTAGCAATAAGTCCACTAATAGTTTTCCGGCTAACTCCCAGCTAGAGGCTACCATCGAAGAAGAGCTACCGCACTTCGGTAAGTTCCTGCTCGACTGGAAGGTTCCAAAAGAGGTCGAGGACGTTGGTCGGTTCGGTGTGCAGTCATACATCGACCCCACCATCGCGGACGCCGCTTATGATAACAGTAGCCGTAGCTCAATCGCGGAGTTGGTCGAGTTCTTCGCCAAGCGTTGCCGTGAGATCCACCCTGACATGGGTAAATGGAGCGGGACTCTGACTGAGTTTCAGGTGATGGTGCATGAACTAAACAACGGTCGTGACGTTGGTTCTTCTCGTAATCTGGAGTTCTGCCGACGAGGCATGATCACTCTGGAAGAAGCTAGTCGGGTCAATAACAAGATCCGGCCCGTCATGTCCTACGGTCAGGGCGGCGGTAAATTATGGAGTATTGATCTCAGCGAGAATTACGATATAGGTTATGCAGCGGATGACAAACGAGGACATTCAGATAAAGAGGCAGGAGCTTTGCGGTGAGTTCTGGTTAGACCTGCGTGAAGCGATAGAGGCTGTGGGGGGAGATCCATCAACCATAGACCTCTACGCAGACGCACCACTTAGTGAGTTTATCGAACTCGTCGCGCCAAACGGAATAAGGCCCATCTTTAAAAATACGGGCCACCTCCACCACAAAAAACTACCGCCGGAGGGAGAGTGACTCGAAAGCGTCGGGCCGACGGGTCTTCTTAATCTCGATATTGTATCCGTCGGCCTTGAAGCGGAACCCGTCTTTATCGTGAGTCCCTCTCTTGTTGAATCGTTTTTTGTGAATGATCGTCTTCTTGGGCGTCCACCCACAGAGCCACACCTTCCGTAGACCTTTGTGGACCCGCATGAAGAAGTATACGTCGGCCTCAAACTTGCTGAACTTGGTGCTGACTACTGAGGCGTTGTATTCCAGCTTAGGTGGGGTGTTGCAGCTCTTAGCCTTAACGTCAACCTTGAGACCTTTGTATTCGTAGTCGTGGGTGTAGGACTTGTCGCCGACGTAGTCGAACTGCTTGAAGGTATTCTCGAAAGCGACCTCACCTAAGAAGCCCGTCATGTTTCCTTTACCGTTCGTGAACGATGTCCTTAACTCTCCTAAAGCGTCGGATCTCCGGCACGCTTCCGCGACATCTTCAGGCGTAGGTTTGTATAGTATGAATCGACTCATGATTTGCGCTTACGCGCTTTCTTTAGAAGACTTTTTTTGCTCCTGTATCTCGCGGTCTTCTCCGCGATCTTCTTAGGCTGCTTGACGTGCTGCTTGCCTTTCCGCATACCTTTCCGCTTATTGCGACTGGTTCGGGCATATTCCTCGTCAGTCAAAGCTTCACGCGCAGCCTTCGGTAAATATCGCTCGCCTGTTTTGAGCGACGGCTTACCGGACTTGGTCCCCCATTTCTCTCTCGACCAGTTGTCGAGAGATTTCTGTGAAGCTTTCTTGGGCATCAGTATCCAGATTGAGGTTTAGACCTTTTACGGATAATCTTCTTAGCCTTCTTTTTGGTAGATGGCTTAGTGTGGCCGTAGCCTTTCTTCTTCATGGCAAGGTGCTGCTCGTAGGTGTTAGCCTTGTAGCCTTTACCAGACTTATCGTACATCATGTGTGGTTTAAAATCCTTCATTAGTCTCTGTATCCTCCTCCGTTTTTCTTGTATCTTGCTGCTAGTAGTTGTGCTTTCCTTGCGGACCATTGGCCAGCTTTACCACCTTTGGTTCCGGCCTTAATTGAGTTAAATAAACGCTTCCTCATCGTAGGCTTCGTGTAGTTGCCTGCCTCATTTACTCTTGATTTACTTTTCTTTTTCATTTCCCCCTTATCACCTTTACGCCCGACTTCTCTTTCATGCCCTGTTTGAACAGGGCCGTCTCTTGATTCCGCCTTTTAACTAGGCCAGCGGCCTTCTTCTTTACGCCGTCAACCGTGACGTTATGGTAGAGAGGCATCATCTCGGCGATTTTTTTGTCGTCTCTAGTTCCTCCTGCGGTCAACTCACCTATGTTACCTATGTTATACCGGAAACTAATTAAGGCGTTGATCTGGTTTGGAGTCCAGTTGTAACCTTTCTCTTTTGCAAAATCTGTGATTATCTTCTTATTTTTATTAATTTCCTCAATGGCTCTTTTCCTAGCAGTAGGCTCGTCGATCTCCTTCTCTCCTTCAATGGCTTTAGTCCCGTATCCGATGCTCGTCTGCTTATAGTCAGCGTAGGGCTTAGGGGAAAACTTTTCATGGGCTAGGATCGCATTTAAAGCTGAAGGTTCAGCTTTACTGGACCCCTTACCAATTGCTAATACTCTCTTCTCGACTGCGTCTTTAAATTCTTCTGGCATTGTTTTGTTCTGTTTAAGTTAAGCGTTTAAGGATTCGTTCGTAGGCTGGAAAGAAGACCTCGTCGATGCAGCGGACGCAGGCTTCCTCTTCAAAGTTCTCGCAGAACGAGATACCAGCGATGTGGAAGGCGGCGTGTAGCATTTCATGGCGTAAGGTCGGGATGATTTCGTGTTCTGGTAGTTTGTTGTGTAACTGGATTATACGCTTCTCATGAAGATACTGACCGTAACAGTCCTCTAACTCAGTCTTGTGGATCTTGATCCGCTGACCTGCAATCGTGACTGATTTTAGGGATTTCACTTCTTGGATCTGTTTCTTGATTTACTGAGTAGTTGTAAGTTCCCGCGTGAGTTGTTTCTAGGGTCACCGTCTTTGTGGTCAACGTCCTTGCCCTTGACCCGCTTGCCTAAAAGCTTCTTCATCTTACGGCGTGCGCCATTACGGCTAGCCCGATTCTTTTTCTGCTCCGGCTTGCTGTGGTAGTTGTCGTATTCTTTTTGGTAATTCCTCATGGGTTGTTAAAGTAACTGACAATCGCCTGTGCGTATACGTCGGCCAGTAGTGAGTGCTTTGCGTCAAAGAGAACCCATTCCTTTGGGCAGCTACCGAAGAAAGGCTCGCAGATAACGGCTGGCGGCGGCACGCTCCTCAAGAACCCGCCCCCGCGACCATCTGATTCAATCGGCTTGATCCCTCTGTCCGACTGCACCTTAAAGGTCTCGGCGTGGGCTTCGCGGAAACACTCAGCCAGACGGCGACCGTTGTTGCTGGTGTGGTAGTAAAGGTATTCGTGGCCCTCTGCTTTCGAGCTTGAGTAAGAATTGAAATGCAGCTCAATCGCGATGTCGCACTTCTCCTTTTCAACGCTCTGGCCTAACCAGTTCATCGCACCGCTGTAGCTCTCCGACGGGTAGTCATCGAACACAACGGATTGAACTCCTTGGTGGCGCAGGTGGCTCTTCAGCAGGTCGGCGACCTTCTTGTTGTAAGTCCACTCGTCTACGCCTCCGACGGACGTGGCCCCTTTGTCGCCGATCCGGCTGTGGCCCACACAGATGGCGACCTTCTTGAGATTCTTAACCTTCTTACGCTTGACGGCTTTAGCCGCTCTGTAAGCGGCTACAAGTTCTAGGATCTTGTCGAGTATTTTACTTGGACTCATTTGCCGATAATGATTGCGCGACGGTATGAATAATCGCTGTGAAACTTCTGGCCTCGGCCTTTTAGCTGGCCCTCTCCAAACTGATACGTGACGCCATCAACCAGCGTTACCGTCGGAGGGTCGAGCAATGCGCTCTCGTTCAAACTTGAGTCGTTTCGCCAAGCGTTCGATCCGCAGCTTGGCAGCAGGAGAGCCATCAGCGGCAAGCTCATCAATGTCGTCTTCCAGTTCATAAACGTATGTCCTTTGTTTGAGACCGACGTAAGCTATGTATGCCTTAGCTGCTGCGGTCAGTAGTTTGATCATTTCTCTAAAAACTCTCTATAATAGTATCCGTCCGAGCCTTTAAAAATCTCGGAAATATTTTCTTCACCATCTAGCGTATTTTGTATAGTCTTATGCGTCATCCCCTTTAAGAGCATATCCGTGTCACGATCAAAACTAGCTTGATGTTTTACCCACTCGCCTTTTAGACCTTTTTCTTTGTTTTCGGGATGCCATACCCAAGCTTCGTGCGCGTAGTCTTTTTGCACTACGTCGGGTTGCTCTTTTGTTGGGTCGTCAGGTATCGGTGGTTTAGGTATGCGTAAAGGATACTTATTTTTAAGCTCCATCCCACGTTCCTCAAAATACCTACTGGATTCAGGATTCCACTTAGTGGCCGCTTTTTTAGCCGCTTTTTTAGCAGCAGTTTTAGCAGCAGCTATAGCGGCAGCTCTAGCATCTACCCTTTTTTCAAATGAGTCGGACATTCCCTAATCACTTATCCTTAGCCTTGAACACGTTGAGCGCGAGCCAGTCGATGACCTTGTAGGCTTTACCGATAAAGGTATCGTCCTTCGGTGTAGGAGTGAGGGCAGCGATAGCGGATGCGGCTGCGATGACGGCGGTAACAACCCCGAAGAGCTGTTCTTTGTTTTCGATGATGTAGTTAATCATTTTTCTTACGGTTACGGAATTTCTCAACTGCTGTTATAGCAGAGAGGACGGCGATGAACAAGCCGAGAAAAGTTGATAGAAGTTGGATGCCAGTATCGAGATCTTCAGGTAAAGTAGACATGAAAGCGATAGCGGAACCAACTATGCCTGATATGGGATGTGTGATGTGTTGGAACATTGTAGTTCAATAAGTTAGGTGTGTTGATCGGTTAGATCTGTGGGAATGTTGAGAAATCTGCTTCGGTAACTGTATAGTTTGTCGATACCCCTGCCTGCGTGTCAGCGGTCGAGATCATGGTGTTGATGTCTAAAATATAGT